CGCTGATAGGCATAACCACAGCGTTAATTCTAATCCTTGGCTATCGCGCAGAATCTTCCGAATTGCGTCGTCAGATTTCAATACTCACCTCCCGACGAATGGTATCTCCGGAAGAAGCCGCGGAGATACTTCGCCGACGATACACGTACGGATTTAGGTTGTTTGAAAGGTTCCTCTTCCCGCCAACGAAACCCACAGACAAGGAAATTCCATGATTCATGCGATTGTCAACAGCACCGGGCTGCTCCTGGGGTTCTCTGGAACGATTTTGATCTGGCGGTTCGGCTTACCGCAATCGGTATCACGTAGCGGAATGACGTTCCTCGCCATCGAAGAACTTGACACCGACGAAATCAAGAAAGCCAGAAAATTTGACAGATTATCCAATTTGGGTATCTGCCTGATCGCGAGCAGCTATCTCCTGCAGTTCCTTGGCCTCGTCTTGGGCTAGGAGATGCCGAAGTTCCCTGATGGAGATCGGTTTACTCGGCTTTGGTGCCCACCCAGACCAGATACCCTTGGCCTTGTGTGGAGGGGATCCGTGAAGACGCTCGAACCTATCGGCATACTCCTCAGTGTACCGCGGGATCCAAAACAAGATGATATGCTGCCAGACATTTTCAAGAAAACTCATCTTCAAATCTCCAGTTCGTCGGTGAAATGAACAAATTCACGAAATCCCACCTAACACGCGCCTTCCACCCGGATTCCGGCAAGCCGGAACCGTGTGAAGAGCGGGCGTTAGGTGGACCTCAGCCATGGTGCGACACCGTTTCACACCTTTCGCGGGAAATCGCCTCCACAGTCACGAAATCGGGCCTATCGGCGTTGATTTCGATGAGCACGGACCCGTGGTGAATCTCCGAGGCCTTCTGGGCGATCAACGCCAAGGTTTCTGACGACAAAACGGCTGTTCGGTGCTTGGGTTGACCCATTTTTGGTATCTCCTACGTCAAATATACTCAAATTTGCGCGAAGTAGTTGAAAATTCGCCCTCTACGGCGTCGCCTTGGTCCGATTCCCGCCGGACGGCGCATGAATTGTCGTGGATCCGGCCTTCGTGGAGCCTGTTTCGCCTTCTTTGGCACTCCTGGTCTTCGTGGATTCCCTCGTCTCTGCCCCTGGGACGTTCGCAGAGGCGTTTGCGCCGACGTGGGCGGACAAGTTCCCGCCGTGCTCCGGATCCCCGGCTCCTGCGGCAAGCTGGCCCGGAGGAATCGGCGGCTCGGTCTCGGTCGAAAGCAGGTGCGTGGCGAAGGAATACCCGCCGACGAACCTGTTCCGGCGCACCTCCTTGGGCGACAAGATGCAGTTGACAACGTCCAGGGAGTCCGCCTGGGCCTGCTTGTACCGGCACTCGGTGAACTCCTTCTCCGACATGCTCCACACCGGCTTGAACTTCGGGGAAAGCTCGTCCTCGTCCACGCCCGGCAGGATGTATGGGGCCATGAACTTCGCCACCTGCAGAAGTCGTGGGTAGAGCTCGTCGTTCTGTTCGACGCTGACGCTGTCGTAGTACTGCCTGGCGTCGCCCTCGCCGGTTGCGTTGAGCCCTGCGGCGCTTCGGCCGAACAGCAACGAAACGGGGATGCCAACTTCTGACGAGTACCGCATCATCATGCGGTCCAACACGTCGGCCACGCCGGTGAATGGAAGCGAGTCCCTGGTGTACTCCTCCTCGGCGCCGAGCATCACACCCTTGAGAGAGCTCTTCGACATCTCCAGGTTCTGCATGCGTTGCATGATCGAGTCGTAGTCGTTCTCCATCAGCAAGCTCTCGAAGTTCGAGAGCTTGTACTTGCCGATCGTCGACTCCTGGAACAGGCTCGAGACCGAACTCCACGAGATGCCAAGATCTGACATAGCCTGCACGGCCGACTGCACGATGCCGAATCCCCAGTAGCGTCGGTAGACGTCGAGCCCGGGGTAGGTCCTGTCCGGCGTCGGCATGCCCCGCCACTCCAACGTGCGCGAGTGATGCACCACGTATGGGGGTCCATACATCCGGCGAATCGTGAAGTATTCCGGCATGTCGTAGCGCAGGGAGAGTTCGTCCTTGCAGATGTCCTCCGGCATGATCCAGATCTCCGCCGGCGAGTGGGTCCGCATGCCGCGGAGCTTCAACTTCCGCTTCGGGTTGAACACGAACGGCACATCCAGGGGAAGCCCGTCGTCCCAAAGCATGATCGTGAGTGCACCGCCGTGCAGGCGCTTCCACTTCAAGGCCTGGGTGAACTCCCGCTTGACACCGATGGCGTCCATGGCCTTCACGAGCTTCCCGTCCGGGTCGCCCTCGATGTCCCACCCGGCGCGCGTCGCGTCCTCGGCAGGCATGTCCACCGTACGCTTGGCGAGCCCGTCGCCCAGGTACAGCGCGGTGAGTTCGGGGAAGGTCAGGATGTAGGTCGCGTTGATCTGGTTGGCCGTGGTGCGGTCTCGGCCGCGCACACCCAGGTTCGTCACCAGGTTCTTGAACCCGTCCAGCACCCGCATGGTGCGATTCCTGACCCCTGTGGCCAACGTCGGGATCCTCTGCGCCGACTTGGCGTGCGCCGCCTGCATTGCCCGGACGTCCTCCACCGAAATCACCTCGGTGCGCGTCGCAACGTCTCTGGTTTCCTTCGGCACCATCTGCCTCACTTTCCGTAAAGGGACTTCCAAGCCCCCTTGTGTCCTTCCTGCGGGAAGAACACTTCGCGCAAGAGGGATGCCGCGCTATCCGGAGCATCGTCCGGTGCGGCGTCTTCGACATAATCCGTCACCTGCGACATGTAGTCCTCGTCGGTGCGGCTGTCCCACACGATGTCGTGCCAATGGTGCCCAAGGTAGCTCGAGATCTTGACGTGCTTGTCCTGCTTCTCGTGGTAGGTGTTCGTGCGTAGCACCGCACCGTCCTGCTCCCCGAACTTCCGCAGTATGTCCGCCGAGAACCCACGGTCGCTGTTGCTCTCCATGATGAGCATCCTGGCGCCGCGGATGTCGCAGACCCGCTGGATCTCCTCGATCCGCTTGTTGACGTGGCCCGAGAACACCTTTCCATAAGCCTGGATCCCGCCATCCGGCCGGCGTTGCATCACGGTCAGGGCGTTCGTGTCCTTGCCGCCATAGGCCGCATCCAACTGCGCGTAGATCCTCTGCGAAGAGGCTACCCAGGCACCGAACTCCGGCTCCGCGAACAGCATGTCGTCCGATGCCGTGTGCTCGAGTTCGTAGTTGGCCGAGAACATGGGACCGGTCATCCCCTCGCGCTTCTCCTCGATCTGCTCCGGCGTGAGGATGCCGGTAGAGTAGACGTCGTACTTCAGGGGGCGGGGGAGAATTCTCCACGCATCCTCCTTGTGCCACGGCGTTCCGACGCACCGCATGAACTTCCCCGGATCGAGGATGTTCATCTTGATTTCCAGGAGGTTCTCGACGGTCCTCTCCCTCTTGGCCCGTGAGAACCTGTCCCGGATGGTGATCGCGTCGTCGACGAGCACGACGTCGTAGTGGGATCCCGTGGGCACCGTGTCGACGCCGTACGCATCGACCGACCCTTCCTTCGTGATCGACCGCTTGAACGAGAACACCAGGCGACCATCCCGATCAGTCGTCGCGATCGGGTAGGCGTCGTGGATGGCGCGGAACAACTCCTGCACCAACTCCGACTGCATGTAGTTCGAGATGGTCTTCAGCGTGTTGTTCGCTTCCGTCCACGTCTCGCGGATCATGCAAATTCTGTCGTCAGGGTGCCACAGCAGGTGGTTCACCACCCCGACCTCCGAGCACGCCGTGGTCTTGAACGCACCGCGGTGCGCCATCAGGGAGGTATGCTCCTCCTTGTCCCACAGGGAGTGGATCCACCGGCTATGGAGCGCGGTCAACTTCTTCTTCCCCACCATGTGCCCGATCAGGTGCGGGTACTCCGCCACCAGGCGCAATTGGCCTGTCGTGAAGAAGTCAGCCTTCACGAGTGCTTCCTTCGTCCCACCAGGTTCCCAGCAGACTTCGGGGAAATTGCCGACACTTCGGTGCGCGTGGGTGCGATCTCCAACTGGCGTCCGATGGCGCCTTGCATTTCGTCGAAGATCGCGTTCATCTCGCGGCGGGCTTCCTCGGACACGCCGCGTCCTCCGGTGTTGTCCTCGCCGCGGTACTTCTTGCGCTTTCCCTTCAGCAGGAACACGAGCAGGGTGTCGGAGTACTTCCGGATCGTACCGACCTCGGTGCCGCGCCGCATGTCGAAGACCGGCTCATCCCATCCGCACACGGCGCGAGAGACGGCGGCATCCTCGAGGACGTCCGTTCCAAGTTCGTCCGCTTCCAGATAGGACCTGGCGAAGTCCGAATCGTTCCGCTTCCTGGCCTCCAATTCCTCTGGGGTGAGCCTAGCGGCTTTGAGGGCCTCGGTCTTGTTGGGCATCCGGGTGAAAGCGTGCAGGAACTTGTCGAAGCTGGGGTCGCGCTCCGGAGAGGCCTTCGAGAGGTCATCCGGTGGGCTCATCGAAAGGTCCCTCGACGGCGCCTTGTCGGTCGTCTTCCTTGGTGCCATGTTCCGTAGCATACACCCGGATCGGAAATGCGGCAAGGGTTTTGCTACGGATACTTGGTGGTCACGATTCCAGGTACATACAAGACACCTGAATATAGTTTAGTTCACCAAAACTGTAAAGGCCGGATTTCGTTTGCGTGCAGAGACGGGTTCTTGGATGGTGG